CTATGCTTGTTTAATTACATCTGATCCCACAGCGTGGGGCATGGATGGGGCAAACTCACTCAATTTCTGGTTTAAAATGGATACCTGATCCTGATTGTTTTCTGCCATCCACGATCCGTAAACGCGATAAACCATCTGAGCATCCGAGTGTCCCATTTGCTTCGCGATGAAGTTAGGGTTAGCGCCAGCGGTCAAAGACCAACATGCATAAGTGTGCCTGGACTGATATGCTTTGCGGTAGCGAATCCCGGCGCGTCGCATTGCAGTTTCCCATGACTGATTAATCGACCCAACTGCATAATGGTACCCGGCAAGGCCATTACGCGTAACGATTTGCGGATTGAAAACAAAAGTGCACGGATGCATTTCAGTTCGACCATACTCACGAAGTTTCACTTCAACCTGATACTGCTTACCAAGCCGTGTCATTTCAGCCTGATTCTTAAGCACTTCTATTGCTGGTTGAATTAGGTTGATAACACGGTTTGTTCCCGCTTCGGTTTTAGGAAGAGTGAACTCTTTCGTTAATGTGTGGTTTCTTCTGATCGTCATTGTCCCAGCCTTCAGGTCTATATCTTCCCATGCCAGAGAAACCAACTCTCCGTGGCGAACTCCCGTATAAACAGCCAGTGACCACATATTTTTTAATTGCTGATGCTTAAATGCGTTAATCAACCTGACAAACTCATCACGGGTTAACGGATCAGGTTCCGTTCGTGATCTCTTCAGTTGCGAAATGGCTGCGAACGGATTTTCTTTGATGTATCCGCTGTCGGCTGCGAACTGAAACATCCCCGCCATGGTGTTCATGTAGTTATTAACTGTTGGCACGGAGCGTCCCTTAATGGGTGTTTTTTGCCCTCGTTTCAGAACATGATATCCGGTCAGCAAATCCTTTCGTATGAACAGCAGTTCTTCCTGAGTCACTGCAGATGCAAGTCTGTTGCCTCCGATTCGGGGAACCATATTTCTTACAATGGAGCTGTAACGCCCCATCGCATTGGTACTGATTTCCAGCTTTTTCAGATCCAGCCATTTCTCAGCCAGGTCTGCGACGGTAATTTCCTTACTTTCCGCACCAAATTTTCTCAGGTTGGGAGAGTCCGGAAACTGAGCGGCATAGTCGAAATTACCCGTCTTAATGGAAAAACAAACAGATGCTCGTAGCTCGCCAGCTATTTTCCTGTTTTTTGGTGTATCCGGCACACCGAGACTTTCCCGCACTCGTGTGCCTTTATACATGAACCATATGCGGAGTGATCCGCCATGGTTCTCAACGCCTGTTGGGTATGCTGTCTTAGCCATTGTTCCCTCCTGACGCCCAAGAGCGCATTAAGCATAAACGGTTCTTCATCGACGCGCACCAGGCTGTTTTTTTGACATACTCTCAACCCACTGGTCGATAGCCTTGCGGTTATACATGCATTCGCTGTTTTCTTTTGGAATACCGTCCGGTGCAACATGGAGATATTCACGACCAACAAGCCAGGATTGTTTACGTGCTCTCTCTATGGTTCCTGGGCGTAAACCTGTAATTTCGATCAGTTTTTGCTCTGTCACCCAGTCGTTGGGCACAATTAAGTTAACTTCGCTCATTGTTTTCTCCGGTGCTGGAATGAAAGGGGGGTTAACATGCCTCATTGGGGTTGAGGCTGTGTGATTCCATGGTTAGTCCTTGCGTAGTTCGCTAATTCTTCTGTAAGTCTCTGGTGCTTTGTTCCCGTACGTCTTCATTTCAGACTTCAACAGAGCAACGAGTGAATCCCATTCGTTGAGGATTCCTTTGAATGCCGGAACGCGCTTTGCAACCTTGTCGAATGAATCTCTGATTTCTGGAATCTGCTCAACAAGTGCAACGCATCGTCTGAAATCGGCTGCGTCATGGGGAGCGCCGAAGTGATGACCATAGATATTCTTTTTCAGGCCACATGCGATTGAGGCAAGAGTTGCGCTACTGATGCCGACATCGCCAGTCGATTGCCATTTCAAAACCTTCATAGCCAAATCTGACATTTCTTATCTCCAATAAAAAAACCTCCATCAGGAGGCTTTGTGTTCTTTCAGTTCTTCAATTCGAATATTGGTTACGTCTGCATGTGCTATCTGCGCCCATATCATCCAGTGGTTATAGCAGTCGTTGATGTCCTCTGCTTCGATAACTCTGTTGAATGGTTCTCCATTCCATTCACCTGTAACTCGGAAGTGCATTTATCATCTCCATAAAACAAAACTCGCCGTAGCGAGTTCAGATAAAAGAAATCCCCGCGAGTGCGAGGATAGTTACTTGTTCATATTATTAATCGTCAATGTATTTTGAGCATTGTGGGCAATCATCAATCCCACAATACGATTCATATGCATCCTTTATTGCGTCGCGGGCTTCAGTAAGAGTATTGAATAAGTTGCAGCTATTATCTTTTTGATATAGGTAAGTTCCTAATTTATAAGCAGAAGAAGCATCATTTCCGCTGTCTAAAATTACATCGTTATGGATTCTGCACCTTGCAAGAACTCCTGATCCCATAAGGGTCTGCATAGCCCATTGCTCTTGATCTTCACACAAATCATGAATGCTCATTTCAACACCTCTCTTCACGTTTCACACACGTTAAGATTAACAGTGTTTTTACATGCTTTGGAAGATTTATTTTATAAAAACTCTTTTAATACAAATAGATATAATAGTTCACTATTATAGCTCCTTTAATCGAGGCGGTTCTGGTAGTGGCATCCAGTGTGACGGCTCACATACCCCCTCAACACCATTCATGTAAAAGAATTGAAATAACCCTTTACCTTTGTGAAACCCTACCATCTGCTCTTTTGTGTCTGAGCAATAAACCAAAACATCTTCTTCGTTCGGCATTAGCTCACTACAGCTTATCCAACCATCCGGAGTTACCGGAGAGTTGCCATTTACATCGAAGTTTGGCTCTGCGTCCTGAACCAGGAGGATGTAACCATTCTTGGCTGTATCAAGTTCTAACGCCTCGGTGACGGTGCCGAAATAGCGATTACCTAAATCAGCATCACAAGTGCTTACATCAATGGAAACTTCCATGCCTTCGATTAATTCTGGCAAGTTGTAAGTTTGGCTTACAGGTTCTGCACTATCGGCTTCGCGCCGCTTCTGTAGCTCTGCTGCCATCGCTCTCACGACTTCAACTGGTGCCCTTGCAGCAAACTCTATGTTGGTGATCAGCTCATTAAGATATTGCTCGCTGGGATACTGTTTCTTATCGGTTAAAGGGGTCATATCACTCTCCTTTGATGCGAATGCCTGCGGCGCGTGGCACATTAACTTCCACGATGCGCACTGTTGGTTTGTACATCTCAATCGCTGTCAGCCAGTCAGCTCCTGTCATGCGCTTTTCCGCATCGCCATTAGTCCACTGAACCGGTACACCAATAGCCTTCATAGCGATTTCTATTTCCCCGGCAATGGCGCTTTTTCCGCAACCAGTAAAACCAGATACAACGACCAGAACTTCACCTTTGGCTGGTTTTATTTCCCGCGCTTCCAGTTCAGCAATGCGCTTACTCCCATCCGAGATAACACCTTCGTAATATTCACGCTGTTCGTTGAGTTTTGATTTTGCTTCCTCAAGCTCAACACGCAGCTTCCCTACCGTTAGCGCAATATCCTCGTTCTCCTGGTCGCGGCGTTTGATGTATTGCTGGTTCCTTTCCCGTTCATCCAGTAGTGCCAGCACGGTAGCTGGACTGGCTGCGGCGATGAATTCAGCATTGGCCTGCTGTTCCATTTGGAAATCTTCATCGAAACCGCTTTCTGGATGCGCTCCTTCAATTCTGCAAATAGGAATATATCCAGCAGCCTCGCGATGAATTAGCGCATCATCACCATCAAATCGGCTCTCTCCATATTCGAGCGACCACTCACCACACGTTGCTTTCTCTGCCTTTTCACGCAATGCCTGATAGTCAATCTTGTTCACTGGTTGTCTCCCTTGCAGGGCTTTCGAATGTATCAAACTCAAACAACTTAACCACGTCATCAAACAGGACATAATCGCCATCAGAATCTTCAGTCATGTCAGCGCCACAATCCTGACCGAACGAGTCACAACCATCCATATCAAGCTCGTATCGCTTGAGTTTTGCGACATTTGATAAACTCAGCGCCAGTACAGCAAGGTCATAAACCTCATCAGCGGTATACCCGGCACCATGCCCATACATTTCAATACGCGATATGATTTCTTCTACCCGTTGTTTTGTGATTGTCATTTTTGCTCACCTCCTTTTCGAAGCTGGGCGGCGAAGCATCTTGCCGCTCTGGCTGTCTCTTTCAAGACTTCTGTGTACTCGTCATCGAATGGGTCTATACTTTTGATATTGAATTCGGCGAAGTCTTCCAGTGCCTTAGCGCCGCCCTGCGCACGTACTTCAGCCAGGAAAGCGTCGGTGGCTGGGGTGTCTGATTGCAGAGACTTTGCGCGATAGTCATTCCACCCTCTTGCATACATGGGATTAACTTGCACTCCATCTTTTACGCAATATGCCTGCCCTCCACGGTTGATAACCTTGATTTCGTCCATAGCGCCAGACTTCAGCCCCGCATTCTCCGCTGCCAGCGCCGCGTACTTGGCCTCCGCTTCAGCAAATTTACGCACCAGATATTCAGCGTTTGTTTCGTTAACCTTTAAATCACTTGGGATGCATTTACCTTTCAGAAATCCATCCATCTCAATTAGTGACATTTGTTTCATTTCTTCCCACTCCGCCACATCGCATTCAGATATTTGTTGTCATTAACAGAACCGAAACTCTTTCTCTTAAGCAATTCCTCTCTCGATGGCATTGGCTTTACGCGTTGGCGAATAATCATTTCTGCCGGAAGAATGCCGGGATTGTATGCAAGTCCTCTCATGGTAAATTCCTCAGTCATTACTGATAGCGCCATAGCGTGAGCGGTAATTACGCAGGCGCGGGTCGATATATTCAGGGAAGTGGGTATATGTGGCTTTGCGGAATGGTCGGATTGATGTCTGGTAAATTCGCTCGCGCTCTTCTTTCTCTGCAAGCCATATACAGTGGCGAAATTCCTTTTCCTCTTTCGTTTCCTGCGGTAGCGACATTATCAGGTCGTAGTTTTTTCTGAATTTATCCAGCACCTCCGATACGGAATTGCCGGAACAGCGGCGCGGGTCATCCGCACCATACTGAGGCGCTGGCATGATTTTCTCCTGATTAAATTGCGTGAATAGCGTGACGAGGGAAGGGGAGAGTTACTGGTGCAAAGGGTATATCGTCGTCAAAATCCATCGGAGGTTCGTTGTGTTGTGCTGGTGATGATTGCTGCTGTGGCTTCTGTGATTGCCTGCTGGCTGCTTGTTGTTTGCTGTCGCCAATGCCGCCAAGCATCTGCATCACGCCATTAATTCCGACATGAACCTCGGTTGTGTAACGGTCTTGCCCTGACTGGTCTTTCCACTTTCTGGTTCTCAGCATTCCCTCGAAATAAATCTGATCACCTTTTTTCACATACTGCCCCACGACCTCAGCCAGTTTCCCGGATACAGCAACACGATGCCATTCAGTCAATTCCTTTTGCTCGCCAGTATTTTTATCTCGCCATTGTTCTGACGTGGCTATTGTCAGGTTAGCGAACGCTGTTCCTGATGGTGAGTATCGAACTTCCGGGTCTTGTCCTACCCGACCAAGGATAATCACCTTATTTACGCCTCTGCTTGCCATTTATGCCGCCTGTTTTAGTTCGTTAACTCTGATGTTCATTACCTGAACGCATTTAGCCTGCGCTTCCTCGTTGCCAGCCATTAATTGCCAGTCACGCTGATAACGCTCGATGAGTTTTTTCTTGTCAGTTTCTGTTGACGCATAATCGCTGAAGTCTTTCAGGATTTGTTCGCAGTCAACCGATGGAGATTTCTGGTTGGTATTTTCTGGTGATGGTTTGTTATCTGATGCTGGGATTGCCCATCCCGGAAGCGATGGAGGGAGCCAGTAAAATCCTGTTCCATCCTTCAGTTTTGCCCTGTGCCACCCCTGCTTTTTATCGAGAGATGTTTGTGCGAAACCTTCCTCAAGGTTATACAGATACCGACCGATTCCCCACTGAACGGCAGCGCGCTTCATTGCACCGGAACGACCACCTTTGACGGCTTCTACCTGCGTGTTTTCAGCAGCATCCCATTTGGTTACCCATTCGGAATCAATCTTTATTGATATGCCGCATTCAACGCCGCCGTTGTTGGGAATATCGCGGTATTCATTGCGCCATCCTGCTTTGCCGCAAACATCGTCCAGGCGTTTCATGATTGCCCGGTTCGTGACATAAGCCAGCACCATAGCCCACACCTTGCCATCGCGTGTTTTACCGCTTTGCTGTATTCGCCATTCGATATCTTCAGGGCTGAATGGCTCATCGAATTTGTTCAAATCCATAATTCACCTCAGAATGGACAAGGCCCAAGGAAATAACGCTGATTTAATACTTCGACTCGGGACAAATTAAGGCATACCCGCATTCCTTCGCGGTCACCATTATGGCGATACCAGAGAGCTTTCTGCGTGTACATGCGTCTCTGTAACTTGCTCTCCTTCACTGTGGTTGCAAGTGACATGAATATCTCCTTCGTTACCGATTAATTCTTTCATCTGACGAATGAATTCTTCGTCTGACCAGTTATCTGTAAAACTCATTTCCTGCGATACCACGGAAGGTTGATAGCTGATTTCATCGCTTTATTTGCTTCAAGCCACATTTTTGAATCACCAATAAATCTGGCTATTACTGCTTTGTTTTGTGCAGCACGAAGCATCTGGTGATTGATGGCTATTTCATTGCGCATAACGCCTCCAGTTGTTTCTTTGCTGCTCTGATTAATTGTTTAACTCGGCGTGATAATTCAGATTCGTGCGGGTAGAAAGCGGACATGACGCCGCTACCCGCGAGCTGAAAGTGCATCATGGGTAACTCCTTATATTTGATTGCATAACGAAAACGCCTCGAGTGAAGCGTTATTGGTATGCGGTAAAGCCGCGCTCAGGCGGCCTTGATAGCCATATCATCTGAATCAAATATTCCTGATGTATCGATATCGGTAATTCTTATTCCTTCGCTACCATCCATTGGAGGCCATCCTTCCTGACCATTTCCATCATTCCAGTCGAACTCACACACAACACCATATGCATTTAAGTCGCTTGAAATTGCTATAAGCAGAGCATGTTGCGCCAGCATGATTAATACAGCATTTAATACAGAGCCGTGTTTATTGAGTCGGTATTCAGAGTCTGACCAGAAATTATTAATCTGGTGAAGTTTTTCCTCTGTCATTACGTCATGGTCGATTTCAATTTCTATTGATGCTTTCCAGTCGTAATCAATGATGTATTTTTTGATGTTTGACATCTGTTCATATCCTCACAGATAAAAAATCGCCCTCACATTGGAGGGCAAAGAAGATTTCCAATAATCAGAACAAGTCGGCTCCTGTTTAGTTACGAGCGACATTGCTCCGTGTATTCACTCATTGGAATGAATACACAGTGCAGTGTTTATTCTGTTGTTTATGCCAAAAATAAAGGCTACCATCAGGCAGCCTTGTTATTATGTTTACCAAGTTCTCTGGCAATCATTGCCGTCGTTCGTATTGCCCATTTATCGACATATTTCCCATCTTCCATTACAGGAAACATTTCTTCAGGCTTAACCATGCATTCCGATTGCAGCTTGCATCCATTGCATCGTTTGAATTGTCCACACCATTGATTCTTATCAATAGTCGTAGTCATACGGATAGTCCTGGTATTGTTCCATCACATCCTGCGGATGCTCTTCGAACTCTTCAAATTCTTCTTCCATATATCACCTCAAATAAGTGGTTTGCTGCCTAATTTCATTTTCTGGCGACCAACACAAGTCACCCCCATTTCACTGCGTGGCTTGCTGTACCATGTGCGCTGATTCTTGCGCTCAATACGTTGCAGGTTGCTTTCAATCTGTTCGTGGTATTCAGCCAGCACCGTAAGGTCTATCGGATTCAGTGCGCTTTCTACTCGTGATTTCGGTTTGCGATTCAGCGAGAGAATAGGGCGGTTAACTGGTTTTGCGCTTACCCCAACCAACAGGGGATTTGCTGCTTTCCATTGAGCCTGTTTCTCTGCGCGACGTTCGCGGCGGCGTGTTTGTGCATCCATCTGGATTCTCCTGTCAGTTAGCTTTGAGTAACGCGCCGTGATGCTTATCTCCACGGTTGCTGTCTTGCAGCTGCATTTCGCGCTACTCAAAGCTTTCTGCTTTGAATGCTGCCCTTCTTCAGGGCTTAATTTTTAAGAGCGTCACCTTCATGGTGGTTAGTGCGTCCTGCTGATGGCTTAAAATTACAAGAAAGATTGTATGTTGTAAACAAGAAATATTGTAAATGGAGGTGCAAAAAACAAACTCCATTGTTTTTAAACGGAAAATAGTTTGTTTTTGGGTTACTGAGATTGAGGTGGGGATTAGTGGTTGCAGGTTCCGACTACATCACCAACAAAGGATTTGGTTGATGTAAGTTGCTGCATGCCCGGGATATTCATTACTTTGGAGTAAAGAGCTTTTTTGTCTGTAGTGATTGACCAAGTTTCAACGGTTATTCCGCCACCAGACTGGTATTCTCCTACCATAGTGTTCGATGACAAAGCCGTGTATTTCATCTCTGGATAGACGCCAGTGATTGATTCGTAAACCGATGATTTATCACCATTAATTGTTATGTGGAAAACGGAATCTTCCGTGCTGTCTTTTGTAAAGTCGTAACGATCGCCATTCATTGCCCCGTACCCGTGCAGGTTTGTGACAATCCAGCATTCAGAATTGGCGCTGGTAGTTAATAGTATTGAGAGTAGCGCCGCAATCCTGATCATACGAATTTTACCCTCGCTTCCACGACAACACCGATAATCTTGCAGTTCCCGTTGATTGGAGTCATAGGCCATGAAGGATTCAGGCCTTTCAGATACTTCTGCCCGCCATCTATAACCAGTTTCTTGAATGTTGCTTCGTTCGCGTCAGTCAGTTTGGCTACAACAAGGCTTCCATTCACTGGCTCGCGTCCAGTATCCACTAACACCATATGACCTTCAGGGATGCTTTGACCTACAGGTGAGGTCATGGAATCACCTTCAACCTTCAGCCAGAATCCATCGCCTAATAAATTAACGTCACTGTCATACCATTCATCAATGTCCTTGATATCGTAGGGTTCACAAGCTTCACACCACGAACCAGCTCTAACCATGCTAATCAATGGATATTTCCCTTTGGGCTCAACATGCCCAACAAATCTAACATTCGAATCAGAGGTGCCATTGAGCAGCCAGTCAACACTTACGCCAAGAGCTGACGCAAGTTCTGGTAAAAAGCGTGGTCGCTTAGTTTTACCGTTTTCGAGCTGCTCTATAGACTGCTGGGTAGTCCCCACCTTTTGAGCAAGTTCAGCCTGGTTAAGTCCAAGCTGAATTCTTTTGCTTTTTACCCTGGAAGAAATACTCATAAGCCACCTCTGTTATTTACCTCCAATCTTCACAAGAAAAACTGTATTTGACAAACAAGATACATTGTATGAAAATACAAGAAAGTTTGTTGACGGAGGCGATATGCAAACTCTTTCTGAACGCCTCAAGAAGAGGCGAATTGCGTTAAAAATGACGCAAACCGAACTGGCAACCAAAGCCGGTGTTAAACAGCAATCAATTCAACTGATTGAAGCTGGAGTAACCAAGCGACCGCGCTTCTTGTTTGAGATTGCTATGGCGCTTAACTGTGATCCGGTTTGGTTACAGTACGGAACTAAACGCGGTAAAGCCGCTTAAGACATTCCCGCTCTTACACATCCCAGCCCTGAAAAAGGGCATTACCAGAAACAAATCTCTATGGTTTTGCGTTTCTTTGCGAAGCCAACTCTATCTAATCATTAAGGAAATTATCTATGGGTACTATTGCAACTAAAAGCAAGAAAGCGGCTCGCATCGAGTCAGCCTTGCTGAACAAACTGGCACTGATGGGGCAGAAGACATTCGCTCGAGCAATGGGGGTTCCTGAATATCAGGTAAGCCGATGGAAGAATGGTTTCTTCTCGCAGGTAAGCATGATGCTGGCTGTTCTGGAATACGGAATCGAAGACGATGAAATGGCTGAGCTGACTAAGCGGCTTGCCAATTACCTGACAAAAGAAAAAGCCCCGAAGAACGGCGAATTCTTCGAGGCCTGATGTAGAAAGACTGGATCAATCCACAGGAGTCATTATGACAAAACAACTCAGTCCTTACCAGGACAAAATTCACAAACACATACTACGTGATCGCTTCCTGTCCAGCTTCAAGCAGCCTGGTCGATTCCGGGCTGAGTTGGAAAAAGTGAAGCTGATGCAGAAGGAGAAAGGTCATGAGTAATCTTGCAACCGTAACACATTTAAGGCCTTCACAACGGCCTGTGGAGCGTCGTGTGGCAGAAGTTGAAGATGGTTATACCCGTCTTGCAAATGCCCTGTATGAAGAGCTTATCGGCGCAGATTTAACGAAAAATCAGAGCAAGGTTGCCCACGCCATATGCCGTAAAACATACGGCTACGGTAAAAAGATGGATCGCATCTCTGATAGTCAGTTAGCTCAAATTACCAGGCTGCCAAGACAGAAGGTAAACAAGGCCAAGAATGAGCTTATCGCGATGAAGGTTATCCTTCGCGAAGGCCAGCAAATCGGTCCTAACAAGAACATCGAAGAATGGCAAATCGAAGGGTGTCACTACTCTGGTGATAATGTCACTACATTGGTGACAAAAAGTGTCACCAAAACGGTGACAGCGCTGTCACCAAAACAGGGACACACAAAAGAAACTATTACAAAAGAAAAAAGAAATAATAAAAACACTATGTCCGAAAGTGTTCGGACGGAGTGTGAAAAATCACCTGACCGTCACGAAGAAATCGACAAGGCATTCGAGGAAATATTCTGGTGTGCAGGCATGCGGAAAGCCGGGAAGAAAAACGCAGCTTCGGCATTCAGAACACAGTTCAGGGAATGGCGTAAAACTACCAGGGGTACGGCAAGCGAGTTTGCCACGATGCTGGCAGAAGACATCGCATGCAGGAATGGTAAGCAGTTCGGATTCGACAGGTTGTTACCATCGAGCTACCTGAACGGTCAACGCTGGAACGACGAGAAGCCAGAAACTATTCAACCACAATCCAAACCATCATCCGCAATCACCGTATCGAAAACTGGCTACGTGTTTTTCGACAGGTGAACCATGAAATCAAAAATCAAATCGCTACTGGTCGCTGGTTATAACCACGGCTGGTTAAGTATTTCTTTTGTCGATTTCTGGTTTAAAAATCTCAATCTGAGGGAATCATGACGCCAAGTGAACTTAGCGACCTGCTTTGGGCGCAGGTTGACAGGGTGGCTCCGCACCTGTTGCCAAACGGCAAGAAAGAGGGGCATGAGTGGGTTGCCGGTAACGTCAACGGCGACAAGGGAAACAGCCTTAAGGTCAACCTTAGCGGCAAGAAAAAATGGGCTGATTTCGCCGAGGGAGACGGCGGTGACATGCTTGATTTGTGGATGGCATGTCGTGGAATTAACCTGCATCAGGCTATGCAGGAAGCGAAAGCATTTCTCGGTATCAAGGATGACGATCACCATTTCGATGCCAAACGTGAGAAAAAATTCTCCAGACCTGATCGCAAGAAAATCGCCCGCTACGTTACCAGAACAGAATCCCATCTTGAGTACCTGCAATCGCGTGGCATATCGCCAGAAATCGTAAAGCGCTACGAGGTTGTCAGCGGCAAGGTGTGGAATGGAGAGCGGGAACTGGATGCTCTGGTGATTCCGTACAAACGCGATGGTGAGTTGTTGCAGGTCAAGCGAATCAGCACTGAGCGACCGGACGGGAAGAAAGTCATTATGGCAGAAGGTGATTGCGAACCTTGTCTGTTCGGATGGCAGGCTCTGGACGCTGGCGTGAGGGCGGTTGTACTTTGCGAAGGCGAAATTGATTGTATGAGCTATGCGCAATACGGCATCTCGGCGTTATCCGTGCCGTTTGGTGGCGGGAAAGGCGCTAAGCAACAGTGGATTGAGTTTGAGTATCACAACCTCGACAGGTTTGAGGAAATATTCATCTCGATGGATGTTGATGATGTTGGTCGTGAAGCCGCAAGGGAAATCGCAAGCCGACTCGGTGAACATCGTTGCCGTCTTGTTACTCTGCCGTACAAAGACATCAACGAATGCCTGATGAACGGTGTTACCGAGGATGAAATCTGGCAGTACATCGGCACGGCATCCTACTTCGATCCTGAAGAACTCTACAGTGCGCGAGAGTTTTACCAGGACACTATCAACGCTTTCTACGGCAAGCAGCAGTATCTGTTTAATCCACCGTGGGAATCTCTGGCAGATAAATTCCAGTTCCGTGAGGCAGAGTTGACGCTGGTCAATGGTGTGAACGGTCACGGAAAAACGGAGGTTGTCGGGCATATGGCACTTGAGGCAATGCGTCAGGGTGTAAAGACGTGCATCGCGTCACTTGAGCTGAAGCCTGGTATTCTCCTTAAGCGCCTTACCCGTCAGGCAACGTGCTGCAAGATGCCGCCAGTGCTGGAAATTGACTCTGCATTTAAATTTTATGACGAAAGACTTTGGGTGTTTGGCCTGACCGGAACGGCGAAAGCCGACAGGCTGATCGAAATATTCGACTACGCTCGCCGCCGATACGGGATCCAGTTATTCATCATCGACAGCCTGATGAAATGTGGCATAGGCGACGATGACTATAACGGGCAGAAGGCGTTTGTTGACTCGATTTGCGACTTCAAAAACAAAACAAACTCCCACGTCATTCTCGTTACTCACTCGCGAAAAGGAGACAGCGAAGAAAAACCAACCGGGAAAATGGACGTAAAAGGCTCTGGAGCGATAACAGACCTGACAGACAACCTTTTCATCATCTGGCGTAACAAGGCTCGCGAGAGAGCGTTACAGAGAGTTCAGAGTGGTGAAAAGATGTCAGAGAAGGACGAACAGCTACTGGCATCTCCGGCATCTGTTTTGATGCTTGAAAAACAACGTAACGGCGAAGGTTGGGAAGGTGGTGTCCCGTTGTTCCTTGACGAGCAATCGCACCAGTTCCTGCAACTTGAATCAGGATCGCCATATAGCTACATCGCCAATATGCCGAAATCGGAATATGACGAGGCGTGGCGACAGGAAAACGTGACGGAGTATTAAATGACCATCTACATCACTGAGCTAATAACAGGCCTGCTGGTAATCGCAGGCCTTTTTATTTGGGGGAGGGTAAATCGTGGTTGAGTTGATTTTTTCTGCATTGAGGATTCTCGGTGCTATGTGGATGGTGGCGACGTTCATTGTGGTTGCCAGCAGTTTTGTCCGGTTGGTAGGCGAAGGTAAAGACCTCGTGGGTGTGCTTTTCGGTAGCATTTTCCTGTGGGTGATTATCGGTGTTGCGCCTGTCGCTGTAGCAAAAATGGCGTGGCGTTTTGTGAGTTGAACTGAGGGTAAGTATCGATGGACGAATCAAGAAAGCAGTTTGAGGAATACGTTGCCAAAAAATTGAGATTACCATTCGAGATGATAACCGAGGCAAGAAATGGTGATAGGTACTTCGCATTTTCAAGCATGGATATTCGTCACTCCTTAAATGAGTGGTGGACTTTATGGCAGGCATCGCGAGCAGATATTGAAATAACCGCGCCAAAGTTTATCGACAGCAGAGAAGCATTAGCCAAAGGGTTTACTGTTGATTATTCCAATGGCTTTGGTGATGCAATGGATGCTTATGAGGAAAACATCCGCTCTGCTGAGTCAAAGTGAAGGAGTAACGATGAAGCAAACAATCTTCCTCCGAAGTAAGCAACAACAGCAAGCCGCAATCAACGCCATCCTCGAAACTCCTCTCGATAAAGACAAGCCAGTCACCATCCGCATTACTGACTACAAGCGCAACCTTGACCAGAACGCAAAATTTCACGCGATGCTGGCGGATATCGCTCGTCAGGTTCAATGGTGCGGCAAATGGTTAAAACCGGAACAATGGAAGGTTTTGTTGATCAGCGGTCATTCAGTGGCAACAAAGCAGGAAGCTGATGTTTTGCCCGGCCTTGAAGGCGAATACGTCAACATTAGGGAGAGCAGCGCACAGATGAGCGTGAAGCGTATGGCAAGTCTGATCGAGTACACAACAGCATGGGCTATTGGTCAGGGTGTCAGATTTACCGACAGGAGGTACGAATGAGACGACAGCGACGAAGTATCACCGACATCATCTGCGAAAACTGCAAATACCTTCCAACGAAACGCTCCAGAAATAAACGCAAGCCAATCCCAAAAGAATCTGACGTAAAAACCTTCAACTACACGGCTCACCTGTGGGATATCCGGTGGCTAAGACATCGTGCGAGGAAATGACAATGGATTATTCACAGTTAAGTGATTTTGAAATTAACAAGCGAGTGGCAATTTTCTGTGGATTTGCTCCCGAAGATTGCGAAATCGCAAAGTTGGGAACATCAATCGTTGGTGTTGAGTGGGATGACGAAACTGGTTATGCAATAAAAACGGTTGATTACTGTAAAAGCCCATCAGACGCAGAGCCGATTATCGTAGAGAACAGAATTGGCATTATTCCAGCGCCAGAAAATGGATTATGGAAGGCAGCGCATAGAAAAGTTGGCAGTGATAGTACCCCATATCATATGACTCAAGATGAAAACCCTCTCCGCGCCGCCATGATTGTCTTCCTCATGATGCAGGACGTCAATAATGCTTAGCCCATCCCAATCCCTTCAATACCAGAAAGAAAGCGTCGAGCGGGCTTTAACGTGCGCTAACTGCGGTCAGAAGCTGCATGTGCTGGAAGTTCACGTGTGCTCCGATTGCTGCGCAGAACTGATGAGCGATCCGAATAGCTCAATGTACGAGGAAGAAGACGATGGCTAAACCAGCGCGAAGACGATGTAAAAACAATGAATGTCGGGAATGGTTTCACCCTGCATTCGCTAATCAGTGGTGGTGCTCTCCAGAGTGTGGAACAAAGATAGCACTCGAACGACGAAGCAAAGAACGCGAAAAAGCGGAAAAAGCAGCAGAGAAGAAACGACGACGAGAGGAGCAGAAACAGAAAGATAAACTTAAGATTCGAAAACTCGCCTTAAAACCCCGCAGTTACTGGATTAAACAAGCCCAACAAGCCGTAAACGCCTTCATCAGAGAAAGAGACCGCGACTTACCATGTATCTCGTGCGGAACGCTCACGTCTGCTCAGTGGGATGCCGGACATTACCGGACAACTGCTGCGGCACCTCAACTCCGATTTGATGAACGCAATATTCACAAGCAATGCGTGGTGTGCAACCAGCATAAAAGCGGAAATCTCGTTCCGTATCGCGTCGAACTGATTAACCGAATCGGGCAGGAAGCAGTAGACGAAATCGAATCAAACCATAACCGCCATCGCTGGACTGTCGAAGAGTGCAAGGCGATCAAGGCAGAGTACCAACAGAAACTCAAAGACCTGCGAAATAGCAGAAGTGAGGCCGCATGACGTTCTCAGTAAAAACCATTCCAGACATGCTCGTTGAAGCATACGGAAACCAGACAGAAGTGGCACGCAGACTGAAATGTAGTCGCGGCACGGTAAGAAAATACGTTGATGATAAAGACGGGAAAATGCACGCCATCGTCAACGACGTTCTTATGGTTCATCGCGGATGGAGTGAAAGAGATGCGCTATTACGAAAGAATTGATGGCAGCAAATACCGAAATATTTGGGTAGTTGGCGATCTGCACGGATGCTACACGAACCTGATGAAAAAACTGGAGACGATAGGATTCGACACCAAAAAAGACCTGCTTATCTCGGTTGGCGATTTGGTCGATCGCGGTACAGAGAACGTCGAATGTCTGGAATTAATCACATTCCCCTGGTTCCGAGCTGTACGTGGAAACCATGAGCAAATGATGATTGATGGCTTATCAGAGCGTGGAAACGTTAATCACTGGCTGCTTAATGGCGGTGGCTGGTTCTTCAATCTCGATTACGACAAAGAAATTCTGGCTAAAGCTCTTGCCCATAAAGCAGATGAACTTCCGTTAATCATTGAACTGGTGAGCAAAGGTAAAAAATATGTCATCTGCCACGCCGATTATCCTTGTGACGAATACGAGTTCGGAAAGCCAGTTGATCATCAGCAGGTAATCTGGAACCGCGAACGAATCAGCAACTCACAAGACGGGATCGTGAAAGAAATCAAAGGAGCGGACACGTTCATCTTTGGTCATACGCCAGCAGTGAAACCACTCAAGTTTGCCAACCAGATGTATATCGATACCGGCGCAGTGTTCTGCGGAAACCTCACATTGATTCAGGTACAGGGAGAAGGCGCATGAGACTCGAAAGCGTGGCTAAATTTCATTCGCCAAAAAGCCCGATGATGAGTGACTCACCACGGGCCACGGCTTCTGACTCTCTTTCCGGTACTGATGTGATGGCTGCTATGGGGATGGCGCAATCACAAGCCGGATTCGGAATGGCTGCATTCTGCGGTAAGCATGAACTCAGCCAGAACGACAAACAAAAGGCTATCAACTATCTGATGCAATTTGCACACAAGGTATCGGGGAAATACCGTGGTGTGGCAAAGCTTGAAGGAAATACTAAGGCAAAGGTACTGCAAGTGCTCGCAACATTCGCTTATGCGGATTATTGCCGTAGTGCCGCGACGCCGGGCGCAAGATGCAGAGATTGTCACGGTACAGGCCGTGCGGTTGATATAGCCAAAACAGAGCAGTGGGGGAGAGTTGTTGAGAAAGAGTGCGGAAGATGCAAAGGTGTCGGCTATTCAAGAATGCCAGCAAGCGCCGCATATCGCGCTGTAACGATGCTAATCCCAAACCTTACTCAACCCACCTGGTCACGCACTGTTAAGCCGCTGTATGACGCTCTGGTGGTGCAATGCCACAAAGAAGAGTCAATCGCAGACAACATTTTGAATGCGGTCACACGTTAACAGCATGATTGCCACGGATGGCAACATATTAACGGCATAATATTGACTTTTTGAATAAAGTTGGGTAAATTTGACCCAACGATGGGTTAATTCGCTCGTTGTGGTAGTGAGATGAAAAGAGGCGGCGCTTACTACCGATTCCGCCTAGTTGGTCACTTCGACGTATCGTCTGGAACTCCAACCATCGCAGGCTGAGAGGTCTGCAAAATGCAATCCCGAAACAGTTCGCAGGTAATAGTTAGAGCCTGCATAACGGTTTCGGGATTTTTTATATCTGTGCAACAGGTAAGAGCATTCTCCTTTATGGGGCTTGGTTTAAATGCATTGAGTGCTCTTTCCGTTGTGCTGAATTAAGCGAGTGCCGGAAGCAGAACCGGATCACCAAATGCGTACAGGCGTCATCGCCGCCCAGCAAAAGCACAACCCAAACTGAGCCGTAGCCACTGGCTGTCCTGAACTCATCAGTGATAGTTATGCTGCGGCCTTCTACACATGACCTTCGTGAAAGCGGGTGGCAAGAGGCTGCGCTAACAACCTCCTGCCGTTTTGCCCGTGCATATCGGTCACGAACAAATCTGATTACTAAACACAGTAGCCTGGATTTGTTCTATCAGTAATCGACCTTATTCCTAATTAAATAGAGCAAATCCCCTTATTGGGGGTAAGACATGAAGATGCCAGAAAAACATGACCTGTTAGCCGCCATTCTCGCGGCAAAGGAACAAGGCATCGGGGCAATCCTTGCGTTTGCAATGGCGTACCTTCGCGGCAGATATAATGGCGGTGCGTTTACAAAAACAGTAATCGACGCAACGATGTGCGCCATTATCGCCTGGTTCATTCGTGACCTTCTCGACTTCGCCGGACTAAGTAGCAATCTCGCTTATATAACGAGCGTGTTCATCGGCTACATCGGTACTGACTCGATTGGTTCGCTTATCAAACGCTTCGCTGCTAAAAAAGCCGGAGTAGAAGATGGTGGAAATCAATAATCAACGTAAGGCGTTCCTCGATATGCTGGCGTGGTCAGAGGGAACTGATAACGGACGTCAGAAAACCAGAAATCATGGTTATGACGTCATTGTAGGTGGAGAACTATTCACTGATTACTCCGATCACCCTCGCAAACTTGTCACGCTAAACCCCAGACTCAAATCAACAGCAGCCGGACGTTACCAGCTTCTTTCCCGTTGGTGGGATGCTTACCGTAAGCAGCTTGGCCTGAAAGACTTCTCTCCAAAAAGCCAGGACGCAGTGGCATTGCAGCAGATTAAAGAGCGTGGCGCTTTACCGATGATTGATCGCGGTGATATTCGTCAGGCAATCGACCGTTGCAGCAATATCTGGGCTTCACTGCCGGGCGCTGGTTATGGCCAGTTCGAGCATAAGGCTGACAGCCTGATTGCAAAATTCAAAGAGGCTGGCGGAACGGTCAGAGAGATTGAGGTATGAGCAGAGTAACCGCGATTATCTCCGCTCTGGTTATCTGCATCATCGTCTGCCTGTTATGGGCTGTTAATCATTACCGTGATAACGCCATCGCCTACAAAGAGCAGCGCGATAACAAGGCCAGTGAACTGGAGAAGGCGAACGCCACCATCGCTGACATGCGGAAGCGTCAACGTGATGTAGCAGAACTCGACGCAAGATACACAAAGGAGCTTGCTGATGCTAACGCGACTATCGAAAGTCTCCGTGCTGATGTTTCTGCTGGGCGTAAGCGCCTGCAAGTCGCCGCCACCTGTGCAAAGTCAACGACCGGAGCCAGCAGCATGGGCGATGGAGAAAGCCCAAGACTTACAGCAGATGCTGAACTCAATTATTACCGTCTCCGAAGTGGAATCGACAAGATAACCGCGCAGGTTAACTACCTGCAGGAATACATCAGGACGCAATGCCTGAAATGATCGGGCGATGAAAACCAAAAAAACAGGAGCAATACATGACTAAGTTTTATCACCGCATCTCAGCTTTTCTCTCTGGGTGCTGGGCGTTTATCACGTCTATTTCGTTCGCCATCTTTAGTTTCGGTAGCACAGCATGCTCGCTTAGTCGGGGTCTGTGGCGTGCTATTTCAGCACTAGCGCCGAAATTTTTACCTGAAAAGGTTGTTTGGCGAATTGTAGAGCGAATGTGTAGTGAGAGCGTTCGCGAGAAGATTAACGTATTTGGACGTCATCCTCGAAATACAGGCGCATTGTGCAGTTCGTTACTGTAGTCATTACAAAGCCCATCTTTGGGTTTGGTTTGTAATTTCGCTGCTGCAATAATCACCAGAAATATGGCATTGTTATTGGTGGTCATATGTCATACCCATCAATTACAAAGGAGCAGACATGTCATCTACAAAATTAGTTAAAACTATCCTTTTCCATGGAGATAATAAATATGAAGTTTATGCAACCTCCGAGTACGCTGACGTAGATAGAATCATTCATTACAAGTTACGCTCATGTAAAAACACAGATGGTTCAGATGGCAAGTCTGAATCTATATGGGTTGTATATAATCCTGCTGTTCAACTACCGGATGATCTGAACTACAAAAAAGTTAGCAACATAGCTCCTTATCTTGAAAAGTTACAATAAACTTCCTTTTCCACATGCTAAAAGCCTCGTATTCGCGGGGCTTTTTATTGTCATTACAAAAGCCACTCCCTACAGAGTGGCTTTGATAATGGCTTATACCCTACACGGGATAACTTAACTGATATCCCTTTTAACGGATAAACGGAGCCAACAATGGCAGAGATTATTCCCATGACTGAAGAACAGAAATTCCAGTTAGAGATTTACAAGCTGGTCATGAACCAGAACGCAGCTGCAGAGGAAGCATTTCAGTTCATTGGCACTGACGAACTGAAGCTTGAGCTATTCAAAATTCACTTCCAGTCAGGCGGCGCTAATTCGGATATCACGACCCGCACTATCGAAGCGGTGCGTAAATCGAAGGAAGCGTTAGACCTGTTCACTACCGGAGCATAAACATGGCGCGCCCAACAAAGTATCAAGAGGCGTATGCCGAACAGGCACGCAAACTGTGCTTGCTGGGCTACACCGATGCAGAACTTGCTGATTTCTTTGAAGTCAGTGAGTCAACTATTAACAAGTGGAAGCTTGATTATCCTAAGTTTTCGGAGTCCATAAAAAAGGGTAAGGCCGTCGCTGATGCAGAAGTTAGTGACCGTCTTTATCAACGCGCTATGGGCTTCGTGGCTCCAGACATCGATATTCGTGTTATTGAAAACAGAATTGTCGAAACTCCGCTTGAGAAGTATTACCCGCCTGATACAACCGCTGCCATCTTCTGGCTTAAGAATCGACAGAAGGATAAATGGCGCGACAAGGTTGATCACGAGCTAACAGGCAAAGACGGCGGCGCAATCCAGATTGAAACATCACCGATGAGCACTCTATTCGGAAAATGACCTCGATTAATCCTATCTTTGAACCGTTCATTGAGGCGCATCGCTACAAAGTTGCCAAAGGCGGTCGAGGTAGCGGTAAGTCATGGGCAATTGCTAGGCTGCTTGTTGAAGCGGCGCGTCGGCAGCCTGTGCGTATTCTCTGCGCTCGTGAACTGCAAAACAGTATCAGCGATTCGGTAATCCGGTTGCTTGAAGACACCATAGAGCGGGAAGGGTATTCGGCCGAGTTTGAAATTCAGCGTTCCATGATTCGTCATCTCGGAACGAATGCTGAATTCATGTTCTACGGCATCAAAAACAACCCGACGAAGATTAAATCGCTCGAAGGCATTGATATCTGCTGGGTGGAAGAAGCGGAAGCGGTAACGAAGGAATCGTGGGATATCCTGATACCAACCATCCGTAAGCCGTTCTCTGAAATATGGGTAAGCTTCAACCCGAAAAACATACTCGACGATACCTATCAGCGGTTCGTCGTAAATCCTCCTGATGATATTTGCCTGCTGACGGTGAACTACACCGACAACCCGCACTTTCCTGAAGTTCTCCGTCTGGAGATGGAAGAGTGCAAACGCAGAAATCCGACACTGTATCGTCACATCTGGCTTGGTGAGCCAGTAAGCGCAAGTGATATGGCAATCATCAAACGTGAATGGCTTGAAGCTGCAACCGATGCGCACAAGAAACTCGGATGGAAAGCGAAAGGCGCTGTTGTCTCTGCGCATGACCCATCAGATACAGGGCCAGATGCTAAAGGTTATGCATCGCGTCACGGTTCGGTAGTTAAGCGCATTGCCGAAGGTCTTCTGATGGACATCAACGAGGGTGCTGACTGGGCTACTTCGCTGGCGATTGAAGACGGCGCTGACCATTACCTGTGGGATAGTGATGGCGTCGGTGCGGGGCTACGCAGACAGACAACGGAAGCGTTCTCCGGCAAGAAAATCACCGCCACGATGTTCAAGGGCAGCGAATCGCCATTCGATGAAGATGCACCGTATCAGGCCGGAGCATGGGCTGATGAAGTCGTACAGGGTGACAACGTTCGCACTATTGGCGATGTGTTCCGCAATAAGCGAGCGCAATTCTATTACGCACTGGCTGACAGGCTGTATCTGACATATCGGGCGGTTGTCCATGGGGAGTATGCAGATCCTGACGACATGCTGAGTTTCGACAAAGAAGCGATAGGCGAGAAGATGCTGGAGAAGCTGTTTGCAGAACTGACGCAGATTCAGCGCAAATTCAATAACAACGGGAAGCTGGAGCTTATGACTAAGGTCGAAATGAAGCAGAAGCTCGGTATTCCATCTCCTAACCTGGCTGATGCGCTGATGATGTGTATGCATTGCCCGGATTCGGCTGCGCAAACCGACTATTCCAGTTACTCAATTCCTTGTGGTGTAGGTTGATATGGCAGAAAAAAAGATGACTGACTGGCATCGCAAGGTGCTGTGCAACTTTGATAATGCTTGGTCAGCAACGCAGGATATGCGTGAGCAGATTATTGAGGCTCAACGTTTCGTACGGGTGTCCGGCGCACAGTGGGAAGGCAGCACAAACGCTGGTTACTCATTTGATGAGGGCAGGTTTGAGCATTACCCGCGCTTTGAGCTGAATAAGATCGCCCGTGAATGTGATCGCATCATTGGTGAGTATCGACAGAATCGCATCAGCGTTAAATTCAGGCCGAAGGACGACAAGGCATCGGAAGCGTTAGCCGAAAAGATGAACGGCAAATTCCGCGCTGACTATCAGGAAACATCCGGTGGCGAAGCGTGTGATAACGCATTTGATGATGCCGTAACTGGCGGATTCGGTTGTTTCCGCATGTGTGCCGATTACGAAGATGAAATGGATCCGAGTAACGAACAGCGCCGTATAAGCCTTCTCCCGGTTTACGACCCAGCGACATGCGTCTTCTTCGATCAGGACAGCAAGCAATATGACCGCTCTGATGCTATGTGGGCTATGGAAATGTTCTCCATGACACCTAAAGCGTTCGAGGCTGAATACCCTGATTCCATCGCGGCAAGCCTTTCTCGTGATGACACTGGCACTCAATATGACTGGTCAACGCCTGATGCCATCTATGTTGGACGCTACTACGAAGTTCGCATAGAGAAGGTGAAGCTCTCAGCATGGCGCAACCCTGTTAGCGGAGAAACGGCAATCTATGATGAAGATCAAATCAAAGATATTGTCGACGAGCTAACCGATGGTTCATTCGAACTGATCGGTGAGCGGACAGTGAAGAAACGCCGCGTTTATTGCGGTCTTCTGTCTGGCGCTGAATGGCTGGAAGAACCGAAGCGTATTCCGGGCGAACATATTCCACTCATCCCGGTATATGGGCGTCGCTCATTTGTTGATAATCAGGAGCGAATCGAAGGCCACGCAGCAAAAGCGATGGATGCACAGCGTCTTGAGAACCTGATGGTTTCCATGATTGCAGATAACGCTACTCAGGCTGGCGGTGATGGAATTCCTGTAGTTGATGTTGACATGATTCCTGGTCCTCTCGCCACTCATTGGGCGGAGCGCAACAAAAAGCGCCCGGCGTTCCTGCCGATGGTAAGTCTGAAAAACAAAAACGGAGATATTACTGCGCAGGCTCAGGTCAGCAGTTATACACCTCCGACACAAATGCCTCCTGCTCTTGCCGGGCTATTGCAGTACACCGGAACGGCTATTCAGCAAATTACAGGCGCGTCGCAGCTTGAGAACATGCCGAGCAACGTTGCTACCGATACCGTTGATAGCATCTTTAACCGGATGGATACGCAGTCCTATATCTACATGGACAACATGGCTAAATCCATGCGTCGCGCTGGCGTTGTGTGGCTTTCTATGGCTCGTGAAGTCTATGGCAGCGATACGCCGATGCGTATCGTTAATGAGGACGGCAGCGATGACGTGGCGCTGATGACTGGTGAAGTGGTTGACCGTCAGACAGGGCAGGTTATCGCGCTTAACGACCTTTCGCAGGGTAACTATGAAGTGACTGTCGATGTCGGTCAGTCGTTCGCTACTCGCCGTGATGCAACGGTTAAGTCGTTACTTTCCATGCTGGCACTTATCCCACCAGGAACGCCGAAGCACGACCTTGTATCGTCGATGATTCTCGACAATATGGACGGCGAAGGGATGGATGACCTTAAAGAATACAACCGCAATCAGTTGCTTCTGTCTGGAGTTATCAAGCCGAGAACGCCAGAAGAGCAGCAGATGGTTGAGCAGGCGAAACAACAACAGGCCAGTCAGCCAGATCCGGCTATGGTTGCAGCGCAAGGTCAGCTTCTTGCTGGTCAGGCTGAATTGCAGAAAGCGCAGAACGAACAGGCAGCCATTCAGGTTAAAGCATTCCAGGCACAGACTGATGCTCAGGTTGCTGCGGCAAATGTTGTGAAAATCCTCGCATCTGCCGATAGTCAGCAGAAATCTGATATCCGCGAGGCTCTGAAACTGCTCGGACAGTTCCAGCAACAGCAAGGAGACAATGCCCGTGCTGATGCAGAGCTTGTCCTGAAAAGTCAGGCACAGGGTCATGCGCAGCGCATGGACATCAGCAGCATCCTACAAAAATCAACTCAGCAACAACCACAGCAGTAATTAACCCATAACGTGCAATGGCTGTCTTTATGAGGCCTGGCACCCTATTGCCTTCCGATGGGCTGAACATCGAGTAAACAGGGGTAACAAATGGACCAGATGGCAGAAAACACACCAGAAGTTGAAATAGAAACCGATGCGTCAGAGCAGATTCCTGATGATGTCGAACTGGCTGAAGAAGTCGAAACAGAAGATGGCAGTGAGTCCTCCGGCAATGATGCAGAGGAAGCTACTGAAACTGATGACGGCGAATCAGAACAGGAATTCTACTTTGGTGACGAAAAGCTGGATTCGCCAACCAGCGAAGATGGCGCAGAGCATGGACTGGTAAAACACTTGCGCAAGACGATTAAAGAGAAAGACCGTGAGCTGAAAGAGCTGATGCGTCAGTCTCAGAAACCCGTCGAGCAGCAGCCGGTAATCACTCAACCACCGCGAATGCCAAAACTGGATGATGAGGACATCGGTTTCGATGAAGAAATCTACCAGCAACGCATGGCTAAGTGGGCAGAGGATAACGGCAAGTACCAGCAACAGGAGATGGCTCGCAAGCAGAAGGAGCAGGAACTTCAGGCTGCCTATCAAGAGCGATTATCCAAATATCAGCAACGTGTTAAGGCTCTCAAAGTTCCTGGCTATCAGGAAGCTGAGCAGGCCGTACTCGAGGAAATTCCCATCGAGACACAAAACGCGATCCTGTTTGAGTCAGAGAAGCCGGAAATCGTTGTTCTGGCGCTCGGTCGCAACGCTGAACTGCGCAAGCAACTGGCAGAAGCTACCAACCCCGTAGCAATTGGTCGTCTGCTGGAACGTATCGAATCGAAGGCCAGAATCATGCCAAAAGCAAAAACCACGGCAGCCACAACCCCGACAGTTAAGGGGAGCAACGGCGCAGTAATCAACAACCTCGACAAATTGAAAGCCAGGGCGCTGGAAACTGGTGACTGGACGCCGTATTTCGCCGCTAAAAAGGCAAAAAAATAACCTATCGGAGCATTAAGCATGGCTAACCAATTAGCAAAAGACCTTGAAATCATGTTCGAAAACTACGTTGAAGGCTTTGAGGCCGCCTGCGTAGTTTCCCGTAACGCTAAAAAATTCCGTCCCGGTGATACAGCAATGCAGCGAGCAGGTGATGTTCTGTATCGTCCGCAGCATTACCACATGAACATTGAGGAAGGCCTCGATCTCAGCAGCAAAACGCCTACAGCACTGGTTCAGCGCCTTGTTCCTTCTGTGTTCAAGGAGCCGAAAAACATTCTGTACACTCTGGATGCGCGTGAAATGCGTGACCCTGAGCATAAAACTGAAGCTGGTCGCGCCGCAGGTATGCGCCTTGCTGCACAGATTGACTCTGACCTGATTTCCATGGTTACGCAGCGTGCTACTAACGTGATCACAATGTCTGACTCAACCACAGGTACACAGGGCCGTGATTTGTGGAACTGTGCGGCAGGTATTGATGCCACCATGACGGCGATTGGTGTACCGCAGGGTATCAACCGTCGCTCTTTCTGGAACCCCTTCAACTACAAAGACCTTGCTGGCGAGCTTGGTCACCGTGCCTACGCTCAGGGCGCAACCCTGACAGCATACGAAAAAGCGCAGATCCCTCCGGTTGCTTCCTTTGATAGCTACAAGACCGATATTTCTGGTCGATTACCGAAAGGAAGCGCTGAATCCTTGACAGTATCAGGCCAACCTGAACACAAGGTTGAAGCGAAAGATTCAAATGGTATGCCAGTTGATAACCGACAGGGGACTATTACGGTATCTGCATCTGGCTTGCAGGTTGGTGATGCGTTCACCATTGCCGGTGTGAATTCCGTACACCAGATCACAAAAGATACCACCGGGCAACCGCAGGTATTCCGTGTTCTGGCTGTTAGCGGAACTACCGTAACAATCTCTCCAAAGATTCTCCCTGTTGAAAATACCGATGTTGCGAGTCGTCCATATGCAAACGTCGATGCCAAACCGGCAGAATCAGCAGCAATCACCATTCTCAACAAGAACGCAGCACCTGCTAACCTGTTCTGGGCTGATGGTTCTGTTGAGCTGATGTACGGCAAACTAGCGTTCCCGACTGGTCAGGGTCCACAGGTAATGACAGCAACCACCGAGCAGGGCGCTACGCTGATCATGTCTTACGCCTTCGACCACATCAAAGGCGTAACCACTGCTCGTTTCACCACTCTGTACGGTTGCTCTGTACTTGTTCCTGAATATACGGGCATCGTTATAGCTGGGCAGTAATTTTGGTGGGGCTTCGGCCCCATTTTTATTGGGAGAAGACAATGGCACGAACAATGCTCTATAAGCCGGGCAACATGATCACCTGTGGTCAGTTTGCTGTCGATTACATCATTGTTGATGACGAAGAAGTTAAATCTCACCTGAAAAAAGGCTGGGTAAAAACTCCTGAAGAAACCGCAACGAAGCAAAAAGTGGCTAAGGCGGAAGAAGATGGCGAAAACGAAGGGTGATCTCGTTCTTAAGGCTTTACGAAAAGCCGGGCTGTATTCCAATGCCACGTTGACAGATGCCGACCCTCAGGAAATTGAAGATGCCATTAATGACCTCGAAGACATGATGGCAGCATGGCAGGCGAAAGGTATCGAGCTTGGATATCAGTTTGCGGATACAGAAAACGGCATCATGCCGTTACCTGACGATGATTCAGGTATCCCTGCATGGGCAAATGATGGCGTCGCTTTGAAACTCGCTGTGCAAGTGTGCATGGATAACGTCATTCAGCCGTCAGATGCTCTCCTTACCGCTGCTGACAGCGCATACCAGACAATCTGTATCGCTTTAACCAAAATACCACCACTTGAGCGGCGAAATGACATGCCTCGCGGTAGTGGTAACAAAAGCGCGTTTACGTGGAATCGGTTTTACATCGAGAAAGATGATCCGAGTACGTGAGGTGAATAAATGCCGATTCAGCAACTTCCGCTTATGAAAGGTGTCGGCAAAGACTTTAGAAACGCCGACTATATCGACTATCTGCCAGTGAATATGCTGGCTACACCCAAAGAAATCCTGAACAGCAGCGGATATCTTCGCTCATTCCCGGGCATTGCCAAACGTTCTGATGTGAATGGTGTATCGCGCGGTGTCGAGTACAACATGGCGCAGAGTGCTGTTTATCGTGTGTGTGGTGGCAAGTTGTATAAGGGCGAAAGCGAAGTCGGTGACGTCGCCGGAAGTGGTCGCGTATCAATGGCGCATGGTCGAACATCTCAGGCTGTAGGAGTTAATGGTCAACTGGTCGAGTATCGTTATGATGGCACGGTTAAAACCGTCTCAAACTGGCCTACAGACAGCGGATTCACGCAGTATGAGTTAGGCTCAGTCCGCGATATTACGCGCTTACGTGGGCGTTATGCGTGGTCAAAAGACGGTACTGATTCATGGTTCATCACTGACCTTGAAGACGAATCACATCCTGACCGATACAGCGCACAATATCGTGCCGAGTCTCAGCCTGACGGCATCATCGGCATCGGAACATGGCGAGACTTCATCGTCTGCTTTGGTTCATCGACGATTGAATATTTCTCCCTGACTGGTGCAACCACCGTTGGTGCTGCTTTGTATGTCGCACAGCCATCACTGATGGTGCAGAAAGGCATTGCCGGGACTTACTGCAAAACGCCGTTTGCTGATTCCTATGCGTTCATCAGCAATCCGGCAACAGGTGCGCCGTCTGTGTATATCATCGGCTCCGGTCAGGTGTCACCAATCGCCAGCGCGAGCATTGAGAAAATCCTCCGCTCCTACACTGCTGATGAACTGGCTGATGGTGTGATGGAATCGCTGCGGTTTGATGCTCATGAGTTGCTGATTATTCACCTGCCGCGCCATGTTCTTGTTTACGACGCATCTTCAAGTGCCAATGGTCCGCAATGGTGTGTGCTGAAAACAGGCCTGTATGACGATGTGTACCGCGCTATCGACTTCATTTACGAAGGCAATCAGATAACGTGCGGCGATAAGCTAGAGTCCGTGACCGGGAAATTGCAGTTCGATATCAGCAGCCAGTACGACAAGCAGCAGGAACACCTGCTGTTTACTCCACTGTTCAAAGCGGATAACGCCAGATGCTTCGATCTGGAGGTGGAATCATCCACTGGCGTAGCTCAGTACGCTGACCGCCTGTTCCTCTCTGCAACCACTGACGGCATAAATTACGGTCGTGAGCAGATGATTGAGCAGAATGAACCGTTCGTTTACGACAAACGCGTTTTGTGGAAGAAAGTAGGGCGCATCAGGAAAAACATTGGCTTCAAATTGCGCGTTATCACTAAGTCACCTGTCACTCTGTCTGGCTGCCAGATAAGGATTGAGTAATGGCGGATTCATCACTGAATAATCCTGTCGCGGTTCAGGCTACGCGCCTTGATGCTTCAATTTTGCCACGCAATATATTCAGCCAGTCTTACCTGCTGTATGTCATAAATCAGGGTGCTGATGTTGGCGCAATTGCCGGGAAGGCAAATCAGGCTGGTCAGGGCGCCTATGATGCCCAGGTAAAAAACGATGAGCAGGATGTCGAACTGGCTGACCACGATGCAAGAATCTCCGCAAACACAAAAGCGATAAATCTCCTTGAGGTCAGGTTAACAACTGCCGAAGGGAAGATAGTCGTACTGCGTAGCGATGTTGATTACTTGCTGGATGAGGTTATCGATATTCAGGCGCATCTGGTCACTGTTGACCAAAGACTGGATGGCGTAGAAAGCGATGTATCTGACATTAAGAGTGATTACGTATCGAAAACCGTAACCAAATTGCAGTCTCTTGCGTCACCGCTGGATGTAAAAACATCATATTCAGTTGATGGAATTCAGGTTGTTGGAGCAAGAAATACCGGATGGACTGCAGCCACAGGTACGCCACTTCTTGGCTCATTCAACGCTAACCAGTCATACACGGTCGGCACTACGTACACACAATCCGAAGTCGCAGCTCTCGCTACAGGTTTGCAGCAGGCGCGGCAGCGTATTCTGGCGCTTGAAACAGCACTTAGATTACATGGGCTGATTGACTGATGATTACATTCAAACCAACGCGAAACATCGACCTGATCGAAGCAGTCGGAAATCACCCTGACATTATCGCTGGTAGCAACAACGGTGATGGATACGACTACAAGCCTGAATGCCGTTACTTTGAGGTGAACGTGCACGGGCAGTTCGGCGGCATTGTTTACTATCAGGAGATTCAGCCGCTGACATTCGATTGCCACGCCATGTACCTGCCAGAGGTTCGTGGATTCAGCAAGGAAATCGGGCTGGCGTTCTGGCGATACATTCTGACTAACACCACCGTTCAGTGCGTCACATCGTTCGCTGCACGCAAATTCCGCCACGGGCAGATGTACTGCGCAATGATTGGCCTTAAGCGTGTAGGAACCATCAAGAAATACTTCAAAGGCGTGGATGACGTGACGTTTTACAGCGCCACACGCGAAGAACTAATCGACTTCCTGAATCACGGGAGATAGCCATGTTATATGCATTTAAGCTGGGCAGAAAACTGCGCGGCGAGGAACCTTATTGCCCTGAAAAAGGCGGAAAAGGTGGCAGCTCTGATAAAAGCGCAAAGTATGCCGCAGAAGCTCAGAAGTATGCAGCAGACCTGCAAAATCAGCAGTTCAACACCATCATGAACAACCTGAAACCGTTTACTCCTCTGGCTGGGAAGTATGTCGGCAGCCTTGAGAACTTATCGTCTCTGGAGGGGCAAGGTCAGGCACTTAACCAGTATTACAACTCTCAGCAGTACAAAGACCTTGCAAGTCAGGCTCGCTATCAGAGTCTGGCGGCAGCGGAAGCAACAGGTGGATTGGGTTCCACTGCAACCGGTAATCAGTTAGCAACAATCGCACCAACGCTTGGTCAGCAATGGCTATCTGGTCAGATGAACAACTACCAGAATCTGGCAAATATTGGTCTTGGCGCACTGCAAGGTCAGGCAAACGCCGGGCAGACATATGCCAACAACATGAGTCAGATTTCGCAGCAAAGTGCGGCTCTTGCAGCGGCAAATGCCAACAGACCATCAGCAATGCAATCTGCTATTGGCGGAGGTGCGTCTGGTGCTATTGCTGGGGCTGGACTTGCGAAATTAATCGGTTCATCAACTCCGTGGGGGGCTGCGATCGGCGGCGGTCTTGGTCTGCTTGGCTCGTTGTTTTAAGGGGTAATCATGGCTACGTGGCAACAGGGTATTAATTCTGGTGGTTTTCTGGCTGGCATCGGTACGCAAAACGAGAATGCGCCAAAGGCAAGCGACATTAACGCAACGCTTGGTCTGATCCGCGAAAACAATGAACTGGCTCGCTCAGGTGCAAATAACGTTGGCCTGACCGCCTTACGTGGTCTGGCTGGAGTTGCTGATATTTACAATCAGGAACAGCAACAGAAAGCTATTAGTGCGTTCAATAAGGTTCACGCTGATGCATGGGCTTCTGGTGATCCATCGGGACTATTTAAGTTTGCCCAGGAAAACCCAGCGTTTGTTGCGCAGGCACAACAGGCGTTTTCCGGTCTTAATGAGCAGCAACGCAACGATATGGGCGATTTAGCCATGAAGGCTAACGTCGCTCTTTCTCAGGGACCGGAAGCCTACAGTAAATTCATTACTGATAACAAGGACAGGTTAAATCGCGTGGGGGCGAATGCTGACTGGATGATTCAGACAGGTATTCAGAATCCAGAGCAGCTATCACACATGCTGACTACTATGTCTCTCGGTGCACTTGGGCCAGAAAAGGCGTTTGCTGTTCAGGACAAGATGGCTGGTCGTGAGATTGACCGAGGCAGGCTGGCAGAGACAATCCGCAGCAATCAGGCTGGAGAAGCACTTCAGGCGAGAGGGCAAAACCTTTCCTATCAGTCAGCAATGACTGGACACAATATCGCAGCACAACGCTTGGCTCTGGATCAGCAAGAGTTCGGGTTTAAGATGCAGCAAGCACAGGAAAAGGCTCAGCAGTTGATTAGCGAAGCACCTAAGCTATCAGTAAACATGGAAAAAGGCATCGAGACGGCTGTAAACAATGCTACAGCATCATCAAACTCAGCCAATTCTATGAGTGCGCTTGCTCAACAGTTCAGAGCAGAAAAACCAACGACAGGTTTGTTCGGTAACGCACAGAACATGTTCGCAAAACTTACCGGAAGCGATACAACATTGCGTGATTTGCGCATCCGCCAAAATGCCCTTGTTAACAGTCAGGTTCTTAAATTCCTACCTCCCGGCCCCGCAACGGATAAAGACGTTGAGATCGTTCGGCAGGGTGCACCAACTGACATGGATAACCCTGAGACGGTCGCAAGATGGCTTGATGCGATGGCAAACCTTGAGCGACGAAACGCGCAGTTTAATGAGTTTAAAGCCGAGTGGATGAGCGCGAATGGCAATCCAGGACAATCGCGTAATGGCGGTCAGATATTGGGGTTGGATGTTAAAAAAGGTGAATCATTGGGGAGTGCCGTTAAGCGGTATATGTCAATGAATACTGACGCAGCGCCAGCACAAGATTCGACACCTTCAGGAGAACCACGGAATCAGGTTGGATCATATACCTCAAAATCAGGCATTCAATTTACGGTGGAATGATGAAAGTAACTGCAAACGGTAAGACATTTACCTTTCCTGATGGTACGAGCACCGAAGATATTGGCACCGCCATTGATGAGTATTTTGCTGGTCAGGCTGTTCAGCAACAAACAGTTAATCAGGCCAATAATGCACCAACACGTGAAGAACCATCATTAATGCAACAAGCTGGCGATTGGCTCACTGGTGGTCAAAGTGCAGGGCAAATTGCAGAACAGGCTGGTCGTGGTCTGGTAAACATACCATTTGACGTATTGCAGGGTGGCGCAAGTCTGATTAATGCAATCAGTCAGGGGCTTGGTGGGCCAAAAGTATTGGATGATGTCTATCGTCCAGTCGATCGACCGACAGACCCTTATGCGCAAGCTGGAGAAACAATTGGCGGGTATTTAGTTCCAGGAGTTGGAACGGCAGGAAGCATGGCTATTGGATCACTGGCAGAGGCCGCAAATCAGAAAGGCGATTTCGCACAAAATGCAGCTAAAAATGCCGGAGTTAACCTTGCCGCTCAGGGTGTTCTTTCCGCAGCAGCAAAGGGAATAGGGCGTGGAATAACGGCTATAAAAGGTGATATTGCGCCAGAAGTGGCGAAGAAAATTGCCACATCAGAATCGATGGGCGTGACACCAATGACATCTGATGTTATCCCGCCGAAAAATGCTTTCACTCGCGGACTTACTCAGGATGCTGAGGGGGCTTTGCTCGGGACAGGCTCAAAGCGAGCGGAGCAATATGCAACGCGTAGTAAGCTGGTAAGCAATTATTTTGACCGTTTTGGTGAGTACAACCCTGATGATGTGGTGAAATCTCTTACCACCACGTTAAGGGGGCGGAAGGATGCCGCTGGCGCTGTTATCAATGACGTCACCAATAAAATGGGTAATGCCGCAGTTGATACCACAAATACCATGAATGCTCTGAATACAGCGATCGCAAGACAGGAACGGCTTGGGACGTCTGCCAATCAAAGCCTGCTTACATCCTTGCGTAACCTACGTGAAGAATTAGCAAACCCTGCAACTGATTTGGATGTTACGTTTGATCTCTTGCGTCAGCACAGAACAGCATTTAGATCCAATGTTCAGGGAGATGCTATGGTCTTCCCCAACCAGGCAAAAGCAGCTACCAATATGGTAGAGAATGCAATGTCAAAAGATCTTCGTAACGCAGTTGCAAAAAACCTCGGTGCATCAGACGCAGCAAAATACCTTAAAGCAAACTCCGATTATGCAAACGTTTATAATAAGGTGCTTAATAAAAACATTGCTAACAAGCTCAACAAGGCAAGCAGTGAAGCCAGTCCTGAACTTATAAATACCGTTGTATTAAGCAGAAAACCATCTGACGTGAAACGAATCTGGAGCGCATTGGATGATAAAGGGAAAGATGCTATGCGTGCAGCTTACGTCAGCAAAATAGCGGAAAAATCCGGTGACTCTCCAGCCAAGTTCATCACTGAAGTTAATAAGCTGAAATCTCAGTCAGGCGGTGAAATTTACAACACTATTTTTTCTGGAAAGCACATGAAAGAGCTTGATGCTCTTCATGAAGTTCTACAGCAAACAGCAAGGTCAGACACCGCAAATGTAGTAACTCAGACGGGGCAATCGCAAGCCAACAGGATAAGGACGATTGGCGCAACTGCGACTCTTGGCGTATCAATGGGGCTTGAGGCTGGTTTCGGTGCAATGATGCGCTTGTATGAGTCCAAAGCAGCAAGGAATGCGCTCTTACGTCTGGCAAACACCAAAGCAGGAACACCAGCCTATGAAAGAGCGTTGAGTAACGCTGCAAATGCCATCAGGCCGCTGCTTGCTACTGAGGCAACACAGCAGTAACGTATGGGGAATTGGATTCAATCGTTAACATTTTCTTTTTACTTTTCCAACAAAAGCTTTGGTTGAATCCATATTCCCATAACCAGAAATGGTTTTTGACATTAAAACTGTTCCAGTAGGATGTATTACCCATGAGTCGATAACGCGTTGAGTTTCGCCATTCGCGCCGATTCCTATGATGGAGTTTTTAGACAATGCTTTGTAAGCCATGCCGCCTGCATCTGTCCCAGAATATGTGATGCTGGCATCTTCACCGTTTGTCTTAATGATGAATGTTCCACTAAAACCATCTTCTTCCGGATGGAAATTATTTCGTTCTGAATAGCTTATTCCGCGCATATCTCCAACGACCCAGCACTCTGCTGTAGCCCCAAAAGATATGAATAAGAACATAGCAGTAAGAAATTGCTTCACACCAACCTCCTTAGTTTTGAGCAGGATACCATGAAAAAAGTAAACATCTTTTGCCTACTTCACATTTGAATGGTTTGTCATTAGGATGTTTCCGGTTTTTTAAATATGGAAATTGATATGAAGAGGATTATTGGCGTCGTTGCTGGCGCTATGATGTTATCTGGGTGCGCAACTATTGTTGGTGATGAAACGCAACTTGTGCAAGTGAACAGCAATCCTTCCGGTGCGAGCTTTAAGGTAAAAGACGAATCAGGCGTGATTGTTGCGCAAGGTAAGACCCCGCAAGGAGTAACTCTTGCCAAGTCAGATGGTAGTTATTTTGGCAAAAAGAGCTACCAGATCACTATGGAGAAGGATGGGTACGAACCAGTTACCCTGCCAATAAAAGCCAATGCTAATGGTTGGTATATTGGTGGAAACCTTGTGTTTGGTGGGTTAATTGGTTGGCTTGCTGTAGATCCATTTAATGGTGGGATGTATACCTTGAAGCCTAAAGAGGCAAATGCATCCCTTATACCGTCCACAAAGCAAGACTAATAAATGGAACCCACCATCAGGTGGGTTTTTTGTACAAATCCTTCAGCGTATCAAACACCATCTTCTTAACAAGTTCAGACTGCTCATCAGCGATGCGTTCCGCATCGTCTCGATAGCCTGAAATTTTGGATGGCTTTGATACAGCATCAGTAACTATCTGAACTAATTCTGAATTAAGAGAGCGGCCATTGGATTTGGCTCGCTGTTTTAGTTTTTCCTTTAATTCGTAAGGTAGCCGCAGATTAAATTGCGGGTCATCTCTTCCCATTCTTGATGCCTCGCTTTTGTGAGTGGATCGGCATCTTATTATCTGCTGGTTGCATCCTCAATAAGACCACAGTGGTCTCTTTGTTCGATTAATAATGCATCACTGTGGCAATGCTGCGGCGATTCCTTGTATCTGGAGCAAATTAAATGACAGACATTACAGCCAATGTTGTAGTCAGCATGCCTTCGCAACTCTTCACTATGGCTCGTTCTTTTAAAGCCGTAGCTAATGGAAAGATTTATATCGGTAAAATTGACACTGACCCAGTAAATCCTGAAAACCAGATTCAGGTTTATGTGGAGAATGAAGACGGTTCTCACGTTCCTGTTTCGCAACCAATAATCATTAACGCTGCTGGATATCCGGTATATAACGGACAGATTGCCAAATTCGTTACCGTGCAAGGCCATTCTATGGCTGTTTATGATGCGTATGGTTCGCAGCAGTTCTATTTTCCAAACATTCTGAAATATGATCCTGATCAGTTTAAACAAGAACTAGAGAATAAGTTTAACAATGGTTCAACTCCATCAATTATAAATTATAAGTACGGTCTTCCAGAAGAAGTAGACGGAGCAACACAAAGGACGCTACAGGATAAACTTGATGACCATGTAAATGTTCGCGATTTTGGTGCAAAAGGGGATGGCATTACTGACGATACAGACGCAATAACAAATGCCATCATTTACTGCGCATCTAACGGAAAACGCCTGAAGTGGGATTCTGGTGTGTATTTGATTAGCCGCATAAAATGCGGCGGGGATAATTATAACTATGACTGGGTAGCTGATGGCAAGGTTGTCTTAAAGTCAACCGCAAAAGAGCCTCTTGGCCCAAACTGGATTGATGATTATTTCATAAGACTCGAAGGTGGAGATGCCACGCCAATTGACTATAATTCAACAATAAATCCTGGTGACACATCAATATCAATTAACTCAGCATATTCTGTTGATGCAGGCGATATAATTATGATTCATGGCAATCGCTTAATTCAGACAGATAATAGAGGACAGGCTTGTGAAGGTGAAATGCATGTTGTTACTGCTTTTGATAATGCAACAAAAAAAGCGGAGATATCAGGTGCATTTTATTTTTTCTACTCTGCGAGCAATGATTACTCAACGACCGTAACAGCATCTGTATCCGGAGGTGAATTCTCATTTGGTAATGATGCAACATTAACAAAACAATACAATCAGGTAAAAGTAACAGGTGTCACCGGAGCTAACGCCGGAATATCAAGATACATAACTCATTGGGATTACGACACTAAAACAGCAAAATTTGAATATGCTCAGGGACCATTCCCGTTTAAACCATCTGTTGGAGACGTGTTTAAAATCACAAGAAAGGCAAATATATATAAAAGAAAACCATGCTACGGCAGAATTGTCGGTGATTTCAATTTTGAAAGACCTGTCACGCAGAACGCATCTCCTGGTGATTTGGGGTTCCGTGGTCTTGTGATAGATGGCGCTGTTGATATGCATATAGAAGGAATAAAACTAATCGGCTTTTCAGAAACTGGAATTTTTCTTGAGTCATGCTACAGAACGAAAATAATAGAACCATATATTGAATACTCAAACCGTGCATATGATTTAACAAATGGCACTGGTTATGGTGTTGAAATATACAATAGCAGCTATTGCACAGTCGTGGATATGATAGCATTTGCTTGCAGGAGGGGGCTTGATGTAAGCGGGACTCAAATGGTATCACTGTATAATAACATTATAAATCCAACGATGATGGGGGGTGGAACTGCATATGATGGAGTTAAATTTTTCCCTGATGGCGATACAAGAAATTCATGTTGCGGTGGACACGGCCCATCATACGAAACAACTTTTACAGGCGGCAATTCAGTCAATTTGTATTATGCTGGTGTAATACGCGGATTAAATGAAGTGTATGATGGAATGAACGCCAGGGGATTTAGCGGCCCGGCTCCTTTTTTTGTAAGATATAGTGGTGGTGGGTTCACGATTCAGAACTGTAATTATATTGATGGTTTTACTGAGATGTCTTTGCCATACAACTTGAGGTACAAACCTGTGAATGCAACTCAACGTAATCACAGACCTCTTGTTTTTATTGAAACAACTCTGGCACAGACAGACAGAAACTCTTACTATAAAGAACTTCCTGTTGTTATTAAGAATAATACCGCAAGGACTGTTCTCAAGGGCTTTTTACGTTTTGAGGTTAATGATGGCCTCACCCCTCTAATCCAAAATATTTATTTTGGTGGTAATTTATGCATGGCGAACCCAGAAACATCAGACTCTGTATCAGGGCAAACAGAGGCAGTAATGGTTTATTCATCTGTTCCTGGTGCAATAATTGTTCGAAATTTCCATGATCTTGGCGGTAACAGAATTGTTCCTGTTGGAGCAGGATACAGATACTGCGGTATGTTCAACACGCCAGATGGAATAGCAGGAACAATAGTTCAACCAGACGGAAAATATCTAATAACACTTGAAGCCAACAAATCTACAAGTATCCTTGTTGGTGGATACGTCCCATGTGTTCGCCTTGATATGCACGACATACTTGATATTCATGGGGTAATTGCAGTTGGTGTTCTTATTCATCGTGGTGAGGCAATTGATTTTTCTCCTTTAAAAGAAATTAATAAGCAAAATGTTGTATTGAAAACCGGAGTTCTTTCAGATAATGATGGTGATGAAAATAACTTAAATATTTCGTTTGACTTTGCAACCATATATTTAAGCAACAAGATGCCAAATAAGATTCAACTATCTATTGAAGTATCAGGAGTGTAATTGTATCAATTTGCTAAATTAAAAAAGGATAAAAATATGGATACAACACCAATAACACATGCAGTATGCGCGGTTATTGCGCAGATACTGGTTGGCCTTTCTACCGGAAACTTGGCTTACGGTGCGATAGCCGGTTGTACGTTCTTCATTGCGCGTGAACACACCCAGGCAGAATATCGCTGGATAGAAAAGTTTGGGAAAGGGAAACGTATCAACCTGCCATGGTGGGGAGGTTTTGATCCACGCGTGTGGGATGTTGGAAGTCTGTTGGATTTTTCTTTCCCAATTATCGGATGCTTATTGGTATGGATTCTTGCATCGTAG